ATCGAGCACGCGGTTGACCTCGACTAACTCCGCGAAGGTGTACTGGCTGAGATCGCTCTGCCTCCAGAGCCCGGCCAGTACGGGGCGCCAGAGATACCCGCTCACCTCTTCGGGGAGCGCGGCTATTTGGTAGCCGGCGTCGGCCGAGTGATTAGGCCGCGGGCTTCGAGCTTCTCGAAAAAACCGTCGAAGTTGAATGACATCGCTTCGCGGGTCAGTTCGCTCACGGTGTCGAGGTCGTATTCGAGTTCCAATTTCGGAACGAGCCATTTTCCATCGGCGTAGATCTTGACCGCGACCGGCTCGCCGCCGCCACCTTCCGCCATGAGCACCCGGCAATGCGCCAGCAGGTACCCCTGAATGGCCCGAAAGGTGTCGAATGTCGCGGACTTCCCGGACAGCATCTGTGTCGCGCACCAGTTGCCGATATCGGCCGGAATGAGACCGATCCGATACGTGTGTTCGCCGATCTTGACGTCTTTGTTTTTGATGAGAGGCATGAGTATCCAATTCGAGGTTGCGCGGGCCGCCGGATCGCGCTGGACGCACAGCGTGATCGGCGGCCCTCTGTTTGCGTGGTTGACGCGCAAGCCAGCCCGATTTTACTCGGACTGGATGTCGCAGGCTACCATAATCCAGGTGACAAGCTGGGCTTCCGGCTGGTACACCTTGTCGGGGATTTTCTGTGGGCCGATCCCGGTCGCGGTGTGAGTCGTTCCATCCACGGTATTGATGATGACTGCGGAGCCGGCGAACCACTGCGAGACGTCGCCCTGTCTTTGGGCCGCGTTCACCGTGTTTGCCCACGAGAGCAGCTCCTGATGGATAGTGCTGGTCTGCCAGACCTGGAGTTCGATCTCGCCCCAATCGCCGGGTATGACGCTCGGGACCGCCACGCCATCCATGCTCCCCTTTATCATGGATTTCGCGACGGACATGCGGATCGTGATCTGATGCAATCCTTTTTGACTCACGCCATCGGCGACGATCGCTCCGCTGACCGGATGGTTGAAGGCGAAGTTGGTATCGACGCCTGAATAGGTGCTGAGTTGGCTCATTGGTGTTTAATCTCCTTTCGATGCTTGACGAGTTCTTTACCGTGTGTCTGCCAAGCGCCTACGCCTGGAGATTCACATCAACGGTGAGTGAGTGCCCAGATTCGGATTCAATCACAAGCACGACGATGGAAGGCAGCACGCGCGCGGCTCGCTGTGCCGATGAGAGGCTCGACACTGGCGGCGCATAGAGCGCGTAGCCTTTGGGTAGCGGATCACCGTTGTTGATGGCCGCATTGCCGACGCCAACAGTGACGCCATTCCAGAAGCCGGATGGAGCGATAAAGCCTTTGACTTGCGCGCGCTGACAAGCATTGGAAATCACGCCGCGCATCGTGGCCATGCCGCCCTCCGTAATGGCCAGGGCGGGAACCGACGTCAGCAGGTTGACGCCCGAGTACTGGATATCGCTGGCCAGCATGTCCACGTTCAGGATGATGTCGAAGAAAATGCCGCTCGCCATCGTCGCGTACATGAACCATGCATAACCGCCCTGGAAGGGGCAATACACGTTGCAGTTCAACCCTGGATTCGAGCGGTCACTGCTCCCGCAGATGGCCGCAATCTGACTCGACGTCAGCGGCTCGGCCGCGATGCTCGACACCGGCTTGAACATCACGTCGAAATAGGAACCCGCGGCGCCCGTGTTGCGCCCCATGGCGATTCCCATCGCGGCGGCGCAGGCGTAGATGTTGTTCGGATAAAGGCCGCCTTGCGTGGTGGCATACACGCCAAACGTCCGGTTGAACTTCAATGCCTGGAGTTGCGCCGGCAAGCTGGTGCTGGGCGCGTTGAGAACCGCGGCCTCTCCCGTCGTGTAGAAATACGTGCTGGCGGGGTAGGCGGCTTCGATGTAGGTGGCGATATCGACGTGATCGGTGTCAGCGGCAGTGCCGACGAACATGCAGGAATACCAGCCAGCATCGGCCGCGCGGCAGGCCTGAACCGCTTCGAGCGGAGTCTCGCCGATAGCGCTAATATCTACTTCAAGTCCCGTGCCGGTCCCGCCCGTGACGCTGTTCGTGTTAAGCGCAGCGTAGCCGGTGCCCTGCGAGCCTTCCACTAATTCGAGAGCGGTCACAACGCCGGTCGTTGACCCGCTGGTTTGGGTACCCGTCACTTGCAGTTGTCCGAAGGATGCACCAGATTGCACGACAGTGACGATATCGCCAGCCATGTAACCGTGGCCGCCGATCAAGGCGGTGAAGGTCACGGCCCCGGAAGAAAGAATCGCCGTCGTTCCTAGCGAAAGTGTCACTACGGAAGAATCTACCGCTATGACGAAGGTGAGCGGAGCGATGCCGGTGCCGGATACGAGTTGGCCGACGATGATCCCGGTCGGATCCGCGACTGTCAGTGCTGTCGATCCTTTCGTGGCGGAGCCCGTTGTCGCCACGGGTGTGCCGCCGCTGATGTTAAAAGTCTTAATAGCGGTGAGGTCCTGGCGCCCAATCGACAGATAGGCTGGCGTCGGTGATTGGCCGAAATAAATCTCGGCTGCCAGATACTCAGGATCGGTGTCCATAAAGCCATCCGACTCCATGCCTTCGAGATTGTAGTATTCCCTGATGCGGGGTCCGGAGCCTCCGACCGAAGGAATGCGAGAGCTCGATCCGACAATCAATGCTCGATTGAAAGACGGACCAGGGACACCGGCGGGCGAGATGAACGTTTCGACGTTGAGCACAGTGCTCAGGGGTAATGGCATATTCATGGTTTTGGTCGTTCCTTTCTGTGCCTACGACGCGATCGAGCCGATGTCGATTTCGGTCGTGAGGATGTTTTCCTTGACGAGAGTTACTTCGATGCCCAACGCCGTTGGGGCGATGAGCGATTCCTGAACCAGTTCATTGAACTGCAGAGTCACGTCCGCGCGCGGCCACCACTGGCCTTGAAACACTTCAGGTGCATAGGTCGGACGATTCCACCGCGGCACGACATAGATGCCGAGTTGCGCTAATGCGTCGTGCGCCCAATCGAGAGAGAGCGCGGAAACGATCAGGCGCGCGCGGTCCGCGCAGTTCGGGCCATACAGGCAGAAATGCAGGTCCCACGGCTGCGTGTAGGCCGTCTGTTTCGTAAGGCTGACGCCATCGTTCGGAGTGTCGATCGAGTCGCGCGCTTGCGAGAATGGGGTGTCCGCCGGCGTCGCGCGGATGAAACAGATATCCTCGGTGATGCCCCAGGCTGGCTGGCCCTCCTGCGGCCATTCGATCCGCACCGCATACCACGCCGCCGCATTCGAGAAAGTCACCGCCACGTCCGCGGCCGTCGCAGTGCACGGTTGCGAAAGCGTCGCGACGTTGCCGGTGATACTCAGGACGGTGGTACCCGCCGGGATGCCCGCACCGGCCGACTGCTGGCCTGCGGCTATTCCCGCAGCGACTGCGACCGTGATAACTGCGCTTCCCGCCGTCGTACTCATGGCAGTCACGATGAGTTGCGGATCGATCCCGAGCGCCTGGGCAACGAGGATCTGGAATAGCGACGCCATCGACTCCGGCGTCTGCGCGGAGGAAGTCAGCGTCTGGCCGTTCGGAAATGTCGTGCTGCTCACGCTCCGCCCATCCTCACCAAAATCGCGCTATAAAATCCGAAGTCTTTCCAGGGCGTCACACTCTGCACGCGGTAGGTCTGCCCGTTCCAGGCCACCTTGTCACTGATGGCGCCCAGTGATTCGAGCGTCTCGTAAATCGGATCGGTGGTGAGAAATTGGAGAGACCCGCTCACCCTGTCGCCCTCGGGAACTTGCTCAAGCGCCTCGGCTTCCGCCGGCACGATGGTGCCCGATGACTGAATGCTGATCGGCGCATTCGCGCGCCAGCCGCCAGCCACGAACGAGCCGCGCGTGCGGATGATGGTCACGCCGCCCGGCTGCGCGAAATCGGGATCGTTCACGATGTCTCCGACCTGGATCATTGGGGACCCATACGAACCACGAATGTGATATTCCGGCGCATCTGGCCGGTGTCAATGAGTGGCCGCTTGCCCGCCCGTTTCGCTTTTGGCAGCCGCGCCAAGGTCGACGGCGCGTTCTCTGCCCAGTTGTTTCGCGGGTCGGTAAACCACCGCTTCGCTCCGTTCGCCGCCACCGTGCCCGCCAGGTTCAATTCGCGGCGGGCGATGTCCGGCCGCCGATCTGCCACCGCGGCCGCGGCTTTGCCCATGTGCGGCGTGATGATAGCTTTGTTGGCCACAATGGATGGCTCCAGGACCGGCCGCGCCGGGATGCGGCGCTTCGGCGAGCCTTTCGAGTGAATAAAAAGCAAACTGGCGTTGGTGATGGCGGCGCCCTTGCGCTGAGTCTTCGGAGCCGGAATTCCTACCAGAACCTCGGCACGCCGAAGTTGTGACAGGTCGCGCTGAAGGCGCACCAGACCGGCGAGGCCGGGGCCCGACTTACTGACGCTGACAGGATTCATACGCCGACTACCCGACCTCGATAGTCGCGAAACAGGATGTATCTATCTGTCGCGTTTGGATTCGCCGCCTGGCGCGCACATTGAAACGATCTTCGCTAATGACACCGCCGCCGATCAACACGTCACCCGATTGACAGTGAAATGGCTCAAACATCCATCTCTCCCCCATGGAATGAAGGTCGGTCACTAGGCGCGGATATTCTGGCACTCCGCAAGCCATGATCTCTTCAATGGTTCGCCGCGGCGTGACTTTTACTTTCACTTTTTCCATTTCCTCACCACACCAACATCGGACCCGCGCCGATAATCCGCGCGAAGGTCGCGAATTGCTTTCCGTACTGAGTTTCATTCCAGGAGGCCCACGAATCCAGGCCTGGCGTCGGAGTCATGCCGACGCTCACCGGCCCCACTGACTTGGAAACGCGAATCCCCTGGGCGAGCCCGGCAGCCGCAGCCTGGCCGGGCGCCGATCCGACATTGCCATCCGATTCCAGCCAGAGCGTACAAAAATGCGCGACAAACAAAGCCATGCCGATAGCCCAGGAATCACACCAGCGGCCCTGTATGATCGACGCCGACGCGAGTGTGATATAAGCGTTAATGACAGCGACCGGCAGCAGAGGAGAAGAGTACGCGCTCAGGGGTTGCGCGCCACTGCCGGTCGCCGCGGCCGAGATGGTGATTTGTGATTCCGAATCGACGGTCTGGATAACCGTGTTCGCCGGGAGTCCCACGCCGGCCACCATCTGACCGGCGGACATTCCCG